GATTCACATCCACCTCGTCCACCACATTCGCAAGGCTGCGGACGAACGGATCATCCCGGACAAGTTTTCGGTCAAGGGCGCTGGCGAAATCGTGGACCTTGCCGACAACCTGCTCATCATCGCGAGGAATCAGGTGAAGGAGGCCAAGATCCGAGCCTTGCAGGAAGTGGACGTGTCCGAGCCTGACGGGTTCATCCGGGTTGCAAAGCAGCGTCACGGTGAATGGGAAGGATTGTTCAACTTCTGGTTCGACGCTCGCAGCCACCAATGGATTCCGGAGTACGGGAAGCCGGCGATGCCTTTCCCTCCTCCGGATGAGAATGGCCACCTGCCTAGCCTTTACGCCGGGGTGGCAATTTGAGCCGAGATTCAAACCGTAACCGCTGGCCGGGATTGGCCGATGCGGTTGACCAGATGCGAGCCGCCTTCGGAGATGTGCAGGTTTTGTGCATCCACGAAAGCGGAAAGCTAGTTGCGGGGAAGCCCTACGGGGAAAGATCCGCTTTCATCGTCCCAGAAGAAGATTGGAAGCCAAGGAAGAAAAAATGAAAAAAGTAAAAGTTGAAGTAACCGTCTCTTTTCGAGGAGACATCAAGTACGTCGCCGTTTACTCGGACGTAGGCAACGCGGGCATTGTTGGGTTTGTTGAAAAGCCTGTTTATGAGCCTTATGGAAATGAATATATCGGGGTCAATGACCCAGTTGAATCTGAATATGGTTTGTTCCCAGAAAAAAATCCTAGAGAAGAAGACAAACCCAAACTCTATGAGATTACTGAATCTGGCTTAGTTGAGGTTTTTGACGTCATGGAAATGGACGAATTCAATTACCGCGACTGCTATTCGACCGGCGACTTGATTGGTGAAGACGGGCTTCCGCTGACGCGAGAGCAATTTGCCGCCGGCCTCAAAAAGCATTTTGGAGTCGAATTCAAATGAGAAAGTCACAACTGTTTAAGGAATACCACCACGACAACCCGGAAATCTACGACGAGTTTGAAAGGCTAACGCTCAAAGCAATCGCAGCCGGCAGGACGCACTACGGCGCAAACGGCATCGTTGAGTTGATTCGCTGGAACACTACGGTCATCGCGAAAAACGACAAATTCAAAATCAACAACAACTACGCCCCGCACTACGCTCGGCTGTTCGAGGAGCGAAACCCAAGGTACGAGGGCTTTTTCTGCAAAAGGGGGCTACGCACATGACCGCCGAAGAACTGATCCACACCATCCGCCTCAAGGCAAAGGATTTCGCCCGCGCAAAAGCCGACCGGGTTCGGCTGGAGCATTTCCGAAAATCAAAACGAGCGATCCTGATGCGAGAGGCTGAAAAAGCCGGATTCAAAACCGCTGCCCTGCAAGAACGAGAGGCAATGGCTGATCCTGCCTACATTGAGCTGCTGGACGCCCTGTCCTACGCTACCGAGCAGGAAGAGCTGAACCGCTGGGATTTGGAGGCCGCTAAGTCCGCTTTGGACGTTTGGCGGTCAAGAGAGGCAACAAAGCGTGCCGAAAAGAGCGCGTATGGCGTCTGACAGCCCCGTGGAGACGTTTTCTTTGCAAAAAGGTAGTAGGGCCGCGCCCCTGTCCGAAAAAGAGCGTAGAGAGCGTTTTGAGGCGCTTTCTGAACTTGGCTGTGCGGTCTGCGGAATGCCACCTCAAATCCACCACCTGATCGGAACCAAGTGGAGGGGCATGGGCCAGAAGGCTGACGACCGTCACACGATCCCGTTGTGCATGAAGCATCACACCGGGGCCGAGGGTATTCACACGCTTGGAATGCGTGCTTGGGAGGAGAAGTTTGGGGGCCAAGAGCATCTGCTCGAAGTCACCAATTTGAAGATTGAAATGTTAGAGCAGATTCAATCGGTCGGTTATATCGATTATGAGCAATATAATACCGAGTAGTTTGTAAGTGTTTGATAGCATTGTGTTTTCACCTTCTTTCTGTTATAATTTATTTATGTCGGTTTCACTCAAATGCCTATAAATTCCAGACGAAAAGGTCAGGCCGGGGAGCGCGAAGTTGTCCATATTCTTGAAGAACAGCTCGGAATTAAGACGACCCGAAACCTTGACCAATGGCGAGATGGCGGGGCTGATCTTGTTGGCTTGGAGCCGTGGGTGGTTGAAATTAAACGATCCAAGACTCCCAATATTCGAGTCTGGTGGGACCAAGCCGTCCGACAAGCCGAAGGCAAAGGAATCCCCTGCCTCTGGTATCGAATCGACCGACACTACTGGAAAGTAGTCGTGCCTCTTGCGGTGTTATCGCCGTGGGTGTTTGCGGTTGCCGGGACTGGTGAGCATCCAGTAGACTTGAAGTGGACAGCAGAAATATCCCCAGAGGCTTTCTGTATGTTCTGCCGAGAAAACATGGAGACAAAAGATGACTGAGCCGACACCGCACGCGGAAGGCGCAGCGCTTAACCACCTCGATGTAGAGGACATGAGCCTTGAACGGCTGATCCCCTACGCTCGCAATCCCCGCAAAAACGACGGGGCTGTGGATAAAGTTGCCGCCTCAATCAAAGAATTCGGATGGCGATCCCCTATCGTCGTGGACGAGGAGATGGTTATTCTGGCGGGACACACCCGCTACAAAGCCGCAAAGAAACTGGGGTTGGACATCGCCCCGGTTCACATCGCAAAAGGGCTGTCCGAGGCTCAGAAAAAGGCGTACCGCATTGCCGACAACCGCGTGGCAGAAGAAGCCGAGTGGGATCTGGATATGCTTAAGCTGGAGTTTGAGGATCTCGATCCTAGCGAGTACGGCATGACCGGCTTTGACGACGACTTCCTGAAAGACTTGCTCGCAGAAACCAGTGAGGCTGAGGTTGACGAGGAAAACCTGCCGGAGCTGCCAGAAGACCCAATCACCAAGCCCGGTGATGTTTGGGTTATGGGTAGCCACAGACTGATGTGCGGCGACAGCACCAACTTGTCCCACGTGGAACAACTTTGCGAAGGAAGGCTGGTGGATATGCTCCTGACCGATCCTCCGTACAACGTGAACTACGAGGGCGGCACAGGGCTAAAGATTCAAAACGACTCGATGGAAGATACCGAGTTTCGTCAATTCCTGCGGGACGCATTTGTAGCGGCTGACTCGGCAATGAAACCGGGAGCGGTTTTCTACATCTGGCACGCAGACTCAGAAGGCTACAACTTTCGCGGGGCCTGTTACGACACCAGCTGGAACGTTCGTCAAACGCTGATCTGGAAAAAGTCCAGCCTTGTCATGGGACGTCAAGACTACCAATGGCTGCACGAGCCTTGTCTGTACGGATGGAAGGAGGGAGCCGGCCACCTGTGGGCAAGCGACCGAAAGCAAACCACCATCCTTGAGTTTGAGAAGCCTAAAAAGAACGACGTCCACCCAACGATGAAACCCATCGCTTTGTTCGAGTACCAAATGCTCAACAACACCAAAGGCGGCGATCTTGTTCTTGATCTGTTTGGAGGGTCTGGCACAACGATTCTGGCTGCTGAAAAAAACGGCAGACACGCTCGCTCAATGGAACTGGACCCAAAATACTGCGACGTCATCGTTAAGCGATGGGAAGACTACACAGGCAAAAAAGCTGTCCTCGAAGAACATCGGGAGGCTGCGTAATGGGTAGGCCAGAAATATCCATGTCCGAGGCAGAAATTGATCAGGTCGAAAGCCTGTCTGCAGTCCTTACTCAAGCGCAAATGGCTGATTTTTTTGGCTTTTCTGAAAGAACCTTTAGAAATCTCATGGAAAGAGACGAAAGAGTTGATGCCGCGTATAAAAGAGGCAAGGCAAAAGCCATCGGTTCAATCGCTCAATCGCTCCTAAAACAAGCCAGATCAGGAAACACCAGCGCGATGATGTTCTATCTCAAAACCCAAGCGGGGTGGAGAGAAACCAACAGGTTTGAACACACCGGCGCAGATGGTGGAAAGCTAGAAATCTCGTGGCTTACAGCGCCAAGAGAAGGCGATGCCGAAGATTGAAATCCCGTACTACCCTCGTGAGGTAATGATTCCATTTCACGAGCGGTCTGAGCGATTTGCCTGCCTTGTTGCCCACCGTCGCTGTGGAAAGACTGTCGCTGCAATCAACGATCTGATTCGTGATGCCCTGACAATTCCTCGCCCAGACGTTCGGGTGGCCTACATTGCTCCGTACTACTCACAGGCAAAGGCCATCGCTTGGGATTACGTTCTGCAATTTACAGCACCAATTCCGGGGGCGGCTGTGAACGTGGCGGAACTTCGGGTGGACTTTCCTAACGGAGCAAGAATCCGTTTGTTCGGCGCAGACAACTACAACGCCATGCGCGGCCTGTACTTTGACGCTGTGGTCTTGGACGAACCTGCTGACTTTCCTGTGAACGCTTGGCCCACGGTTATTCGACCTGCGCTGTCAGATAGAAACGGCAGGGCCACCTTCATCGGGACGCCAAAAGGGAAAAACGAATTCTGGGAGACGTACCACCACGCCTTAAAGGATGCCGGCTGGTACGTTGCGATGCACAAGGCCAGTCAAACCAAGCTCCTGCCGCAGTCTGAATTGGACGAGGCCCTTAAAATCATGGGGGCTGACCGCTACGAGCAGGAGTTTGAATGCTCGTTTGAGGCCGCCATTGCCGGCGCTTATTACGGCCATGAAATGAAAGCGGCATCGGACAGGATTGGGGAGGTGCGCTACAACCCAAGCCTCGGCGTGGTAACAGCGTGGGACTTAGGCGTTGGGGACTCGACCGCCATCTGGTTTGCTCAATTTGCAGGACCAAACGTCCACCTCATCGACTATTACGAATGCAGCGGGGTTGGCCTCGATCACTACGCAAAGGTTTTGCAGGAAAAGGAATACGTCTACGACCAACACATCCTGCCGCACGACGTTCAAGTAAAAGAACTCGGCACAGGCAAAAGTCGCCTTGAAACCCTCGACAACCTTGGCGTTCGCCCGGTAACGATTGCCCCACAGCTTCGTGTGGACGACGGCATTCAGGCGGTCAGGTCCATGCTCTCTACCTGCTGGTTTGACGAAAAGAAGTGCGACCGAGGCATTGAAGCGCTTCGCCAGTACCAACGCGACTTCGACGAAAAGGGCAAAACGTGGCGTGGACGACCCAAGCATGACTGGACTAGTCATGGCGCAGATGCGATGCGATACTTAGCCGTGGGGTATCGTCCACAACAGACAAATTGGGGCGAACCAATAAGGAGAAACCTGCGCGGGATTGCCTAGATGCTTATATTCGACCAGCTTTTTGGTGGGCTAGGATTAAAGTCAGACAAGGACAAAAAGAGCCTGTGGGACTTTTCCGACGAGCCAATGACCAAGGAGCAGGCGCAGCCCGCTCAACCCAAAAGCTACACCCAAATTAAGGGTGGCTATCGATTCCCAGAATACGACACAAAAGAAACCGCGCTTGGTCTTTTAGATACGGCAGGCGGTATGCTTCGTGGCGGTATTCGCAATGTTCTTTCTGCCACAACAGAAATTCCAGCTTACACGGCGGGCTTTTACACCGCGCTTGATCCAGCCCTTCGCAGAAAAGACGAAGGTTTCTGGGATGCCGTTGGTAGAGGGCATGACGCGGCCATTGAGGCCACAAAAGACATTCCCTTGCTCAACATCCCGTGGGAAAAGACAGACGAAATGCTGCCGCCTCTGGTGCCTTTAAGCACGCAGATGACTCCGGAGAAAATCGCAAGAACAGAAGAAGCTGGAGCTGCAACGCCGCTTGGCGAGGCTGGCCTTCTTGCTGGCGGCAAGATGGCGTTTAAGGCAGGCGAGTTGTTCGGTCAGCTTGAGCCACCGGGGCCGGGAACAACTGGAATGTTCTACGGCGCAAAGGGATCAAGAAACATTCAGGGCGAAGGCGCGACAGCGCAGCAGCTTGCAAAGGCGACAAAGCTAGAAGAACTAGGATCTGGCCGCGACGAAATCTACCGCGAAACCGGGATGTTTAGAGGGCCGGACGGTGAATGGCGTTACGGATGGGCCGATCTTTCAAGAATGGAATCCAGTCTATATGGCGGCGGCCCAGAGCCGGACGTCTTAGATCCATTTAGATCGCTGGTTGTTAATGAAGAAAATCTGTACAGGGCATACCCAGAGTTTGAGTCTGGCCTTTTGGCTGAATATAGGCCGTCTGATTTTAGTATAGATGACATGATTTTTTCCCCAGAAGGGGAGCAGGGCATTATCGGGTACGGAAAAACAAGCAGTCCAGAAAGCAAGATGACCGGCCTTGCTCATGAGGTAGGCCATGCCGTTGCGAGAAAAGAAGGGTTTGATCCCGGAACGTCCTACGACGATTTATTGGATCGCTACAAAGCAGAACAAAAGCGTCTGCAACAAATGATCCCATTGGCACAAAAAGAAGTTACCGAAGGGAAGCCCGGAGCAATTGAGCTTCTTGAAAAGCTGAATCGAGAAAATGAAAGGTTCGCTCTTGGGGTTGATTTTGCCGCAGACGAAACCTACCGCTCAAAAGGCGGAGAGGTTATGTCGCGCCTTGAAGAATTAATGCTGCGTATTCCGCCAGAAGACGTGGGCCGTAGATTCCCTTGGGAAATGTATGACGTTTCAGAAGAATCTATCTGGCTGAACAAGTCACAAGGCCAGCAAAACAAAATTGAAGGCCGCCCTGCTGTTGGCGCGTCAGGCAAGCCAACAGGCGCTATTGAATACCCGGCAACGCCAGAGGACATTCAGGCAATTTCTAAGCCAACATCCGAACAAGCATCAGGTTACTACTACCACGGCACTCCAGCTTCAAACCTTGAGTCCATCAAGCGCACAGGGCTGAACACCGGCCTTGCAGGAAAGGTTGGCGTTTCTCTCAAGGGGCCAAAAGAAGCCCAGAAATGGGCGCGTGTGATGCAGCCCGAAAAGATTAAAGCTGGAGAAGAGCCTGCAATTATTCGCGTTGCCAAAGACAAGGTTGAGCTTGATTACGCCGATCAAGGCGAAGGGTTCATAAAGGATGGAATCCCACCGGAGATTCTTGAGATTTCAACCGACGGCGGAAAAACATGGACCAACGCCGCAACCGGAAAGGTTGTTGCTTCTCCAAAAGGGCCAGCCAAATCCGAGCTTTCTCGCATCGAAGCTCAAAAAGAGCCAAGCACAGGACTTTTCTCCAAGATGGAGGAGGAAATCCTGAATATGCCGCAGGAGAAGATGACGCAGCAGCAATTCCGCAACTATCTCGAAGGCAGGGGCGTCAAGCGCGGCGAAATCAATGAATCCGGCATCCTTGGCCAGATTGCCGATGAAAACAACCGTGTGACCAAGTCAGCGGCCCTGAACTTCCTGCGTGAGCGGCAGGTTCCGACGTTGGAAACACAGCTTCGTGGGCAGCCTCCAGAAGAATTCTTTGATCCTGCTGACTGGAGCATCACGCTGGAAAACGCAACCATTGAGCCTCTTCCGGAAGGCGTGATCGACGACATGGTCGAAACGGAAATGATGGACCTGCTTGGCCAAGGGCAGGTTTCCGAGGCTAAGTACTGGGTCAAAGAGCTGAATGAAGCTGATCCGGACACCTACCCGCTGGATGATCCAACAGATAACTGGGCGGAAGATTTCGTTACGGTCATTGGTAACGAAGGCGTGTTCTCAAACGATATGCACCCGTCCATATTCATGGACCTTGAGGAGCTGTTTAGAGAGCGCGTCCTGCAACAACAAGCCGACATGGGCGACAAGGTATGGCACGTTGGCGACCAAGAAGGCCACAGCGCCTATATGGTTCGCGGCAACGATGATGAAGGTTTCACGATTATCGACGAACTGACCGGCGATGAAATTGAAGATGGGCTAACCTTTCAAGAGGCAAACATTCATCTTCGCGTCATTGGTCGCATGAGATCCGCCGAGCTTTCAGAAATAGGTCAAGAGGTAGAAACATACTTCTCTGAGTTTGTTCCAGATAACCTGAACATAAGCTCCTATGAGGAGGAGTTGATTCGCGTTCCTCGTCTGTCACAAGAGGCCAAGGAATACAAAGGTCCGCATTGGAGTCAGCCTGATATTGGTCTGCACCTCCGCACTTCTCAGCAGACGCTGGACGGCGACGTTAACGCCCTCTTCGTGCTGGAAAACCAATCCGACCTTCATCAGCGTGGCCGCAAGTATGGATACGACGATTCCTCTCCAGAGCGGCGTAAGGCAAAACAAGGCGCAGCATCAAGAGCGCATGAAAATGCTCGCAACAATGCAGACGCGGCAGCCATTAATTTTGCTGCCTCAGCAAACGCCGGGACACTCCCAGAGGCAACGATAAAAAGGCTCGACGACCTTTTGGATAAGATTTATCAGGGCGGCGGAGGAATATCTCCAAACGACTATTCTCAGCCTGAGAGGCGCACAAGGGTTGTTAACGAAATCTTTACTGTCTACACAAGGGCCGACGACTCGATGCCAATGCCGGAATGGATGAAAGACGCCATCATCAAAGCTGTGGATGACGATCCGGCTGTTCAAGAATATCTTGATGCTTTTAGAGAAGTAAAAAAGACGGCAAAAGTCGCAGATGCTGTCTACAAACGCCCACCACGCGCCCTTTTGATGAACGACCAAGTCATCGAGACTGGTTTCAACAGGGCCGTTGTGAAGGCCGTGGAACAGGATCTAGACGGAATATCGTGGGCAACCGCCGAGATTCAAAAGGACCTGTATCCAAACGCAAAATCTGACGTTTTGTACGAAAACCAGTACGACAAGAAAATGCCTGCCTTTGCAAAACGCCTCGGAAACAAATACAACGTCCGGGTCGAAAAGCGGAAGTCAGATATGGTTAAGGATTTGCCAAGAGGCTCTGATCCTATTTACTACGACGTCTGGTATCTGCCGCTGACAAAAGAAATGAAGGCTGACATCAAAAAGAAGGGGCTTCCGCTTTACAGCGGCGCTCCGGTAGCCGGACTGCTTGCAGATCAAGAAGATGCGGGTGAGAATCAGCTAAACAACCTGCTAGGGATGTAATATGGCAATCACAACATACGCAACGCTTCAGACCGCAATCGCTGATTTCCTGAATCGCGATGACCTGACGAGCGTTATCCCGACCTTCATCCAGTTGGCGGAAGCCCAGATGAACCGGGATATTCGTCACTTCAAAATGGAGAAGCGGGCCACGGCATCATTGGATAGCGAATACTCGTCTATTCCGGGTGACTGGCTAGAAACGATCCAGCTTCATGTGATTGGTAGTGGCACTTACCCGCTGGATCTGGCAAGCCGTCAGACCATCGCAGACAAGCGATCTGGCGCAAACGATCAGTCAGGACGCCCTCGCTATTACGCACACGCTGACAGCCAGTTTGAGTTG